GGATCGAATAGAATCGGCGGGATTATCACTTTCAAAGTGGACGGCGCACAGTTTGCCGCGAAAGGAAACTTTACATATAACCTCGGCGGGTATAAACGAGAGGGAGTAACCGGATCGGACGGGACAGTCCACGGATATAAAGAATCCAGAATCATCCCGTTTGTCGAGGGAGAAATAACGGACACTTACAACACTGACATTCCAACATTGATTTCTCTTACCAATTCCACGGTCACCCTCGACCTGGCGAACGGTAAGAGCATCGTTTTCAGGAATGCTTTTTATGCTCACGAAGGAACCGGAAACACCGAGGAAGGCAATTTTCCGGTGCGGTTCGAAGCCACAGACGCAGAGGAGGTAAAATAAAATGGATAATACTAATACACAGTATCTGACAAAAGAATCGGTTTTAAGCCAATGGGGCGAAGAATTCAAGGACTTTATTGACGATCCCCGCGTAAAATTCACCCAGGACCACATAGAGATAAGCCTGAAATTTTCAATATCCGGTCCGAATGGTAACATCACCGCTATTAATATGGCTATTCCCGACGCCGGGATGCTCAAACAGCTCGACGATGTGAAAGGCGACGTCACAAAAGCTCTTGTCCTGGTCCGGGTGTGTTCAGGATTACCGCAGGCGACCATTGATAAAATAAAGTCTCCTGACTTCACATTTATTCAGAAAGTGGCGGCTGCTTTTTTGTAATATGGCCTTCCAACTGGCGGGACATCATCGGTGACATCGCTTTTTACTTTCATTTTCCGCAGTCGGAATTATGGGCAATGAAACCTTCAGAGCTTGTGTTCTGGAGCGGTCAATCGGAGAGGATCGGCAAGGAACTATCCAAGTAATGCATTACAGAAGGAATAAGAAATGGCGGCTAACATTAAAGACTTCGCTATCGGCATAAGGATTAAAGCATTCGATGAAGTGTCAAAGGTATTTTCCGGCATCGGTACCAGTGTCGCTAAAATCCAAAATAAGATCACTGTTGCTAATGCCGAAATCGCCAAATACACAAAAGAGACCAAAGAGAAGTCTGAAAAAATGGAACATGGTCTCGGTAAGATCGCTGAGTTTGTGACTGTCGCCGGGATTATCGAATTCGCGCATAAAGCGTCTGAAGCCTACAATGAAATGCAAGCCGCCGTTTCCAATGTAAAATCGGGGCTTGTGTCAACTAAAAACGTCGCAGGAAAATCTCTTGACGAACTCAAAGAAAGCGCCGAATCCCTGATGAAATCCTCTATATTCCGTTCCGACGATATCCTCCAGCATGTTACCGCCCAGATGGTCACTTTCACCCATATTACCGGTGATAATTTTGACCGGGCGCAGAAAGCGATCATTGATGTCACGACAAAACTGCATGGATTGAACGCCACGGGTGAAGACTTGCAGTCCGTTACTTCGAGAGTGGCAAGGGCTTTGAATGACCCCATAAAAGGCATGAACGGGCTGTCCAGGATGGGTGTTACCTTTACACGGAGTCAGGAAAAGATGATCCGGTATTTCACACTCTCCGGGCAGGTATCCAAAGCGCAGACTATCATTATCGGTGAACTTGAAAAGAAATTCGGAGGGTCGGCAAAATATCTGGCGGAGACGGCTGCGGGTCAGGAAAAAGAGATCGCCAACGAGCTTCATGCCAACCTGGAAAAGATCGGAAAGGATGTCCAGCCCATTGAAGCGAAAGTCCTGAAGTTTGCAAGTGTTCTTATTGACAAATTGTCCTCTATTCTCGATTGGGCTGAAAAGAATAAAACGATGGTCGTTAATGTCGGCGGGGCTATTCTGATATTCGCAGGGACTATTTTTGTCCTGAATAAGGCTATGGCTGCTTGGACTGCCCTTCAGGAAGCCCTGGCTATGGGAGAACTTATTTCAAACGTTATGGCCGCGACAAAAGGACTCAAGGGTATGGCAGCAGTACAGGCTGTCCTCAATGTTATTATGGATGCGAACCCAATCGGACTGATCGTTACTGGGATCGCCCTTCTGGCTGCAGGGGCTTACCTTGTGATAAAGAACTGGAAACCGATATCGGAATTTTTTGTTAAGCTATGGAACGGGATAGTCGGTGCCGTGAAAAACGGAGTCAGCTTTATCTGGAAAATTCTGGATAATAAGTTTCTGCAGGGCGCTCTGGCTGTCTTGATGCCTTTTGTCGGAATTCCACTTCTGATCATCAAAAACTGGAAGGGTATTGCCGCTTTCTTCGGCAAGGTATTTGAAGGCATTCTTAAAATAATACCCGAACCGATAAAGAAGTTTTTTAATCTGGATAAAATAAACTTCAGCGCGCCAATGACGACCGGCAATAATTTGAAGGCTTCCGGGCCTAATCTGACAGGCAGTAACGTAATCACTCAGTCGACATATGTGCAAAAGAAAGAAAAACAGGAAATAACGGTCAAGTTTAATAATATACCGAACGGAACTAAAATCGACACGAGTAAGGCAACGCCGGGGCTTAACCTTTTGATGGGATATAACAATGCCGGACTATAAAGACAAACTCCGCTCCGCGAGTTTTCGAGGAGTTCCTTTCGGTGTACTCGAAGCGGAAACGGAAAGCGGAAGACGGACACAGATTTATGAATTTCCTCAAAAAGACGTTCCTTATGTCGAAGACCTCGGAAGAAAGGCGCGGAATTATGTCATTACTGCTTTCGTCTGCGGCACTTCCCTTAATCCGGATTATATGGATCAAAGAGACAATCTTATTGGCGTATTGGAGCAGGAAGGGCCTGGAGTGCTCGTTCATCCTTACCTCGGCGAACTTACTCTGCAGGTCCTTACTTTCCGCGTCAGAGAAACCAAAGACGATGGCGGGATGGCTTCATTTTCCATTACATTCGCTGAGACAGGTGCCATTCTCTATCCGACGACATCAAATAACGCCGCCGCCGATGTTTCCAGCAATGCAGGAAATCTGGCGGCTTTACTGGTAAACGGTATGACCGGATTCTCTGCCTCCGCTGCGAATCTCGCTCAGAATGCCGCGAATGATATCAATAACGCCGTCAATATGATCCGGTCGGTTACCACGCCATTTATGCGTGTCATTAAGAACGCAGACCAGATCAACAGATCTTTAAACGGCATTATGACCAATGTGTCCGTCCTGATTAAAACTCCCGGCAATCTGGCTGACAGCTTTATGAATGTTATCAGTTCCTTCCAGAATACCATCGATACGATGCTTGCTTTTAACGCTGTGAATGCAGTCGTCAATAGCTTTCAATCAATTTATTCGGGAAGAACTTATGAAAATTCAGCCACAGGAGTTCAGCAGAAAGCAAACGACACCCTTATGGTCCAGATGTTGGTATTGTCCGGCGCGTCAACAGCCGCTCTCATAGCGACGCAGATCCAGTACACTACAGTCGAGCAGGCGGATGAAATCGCTTCCGCCGTCGACGCGATGATTGATTTCGTTATTTACAGTGTTACGGATGACAATATCTACCAGGCAGTCATCGATTTGAAGGTCGCTCTTCATCAGGCCGTGCCTTCGAATAGTGCGGTATTGAAAACTATACAGAGTTATCAGGTGAAGAACTCGATCCCCGCGTTGGTATTGTGTTATCAGATTTACGGCTCTCTGGATAATTTTGATGATTTAATTAACAGAAATGATATATCAAACCCGGCCTGCATTCCGGGTGGAACAACATTACAGGTGTTATCACAATGAATTCGGACAATGATGTTTTTTTATATATCGACAATATGGTTTACAGCGGCTGGACTGCACTTTCCATAAAACGGTCACTCGAAGCGGCGGCGGGTTCATTTTCCCTGACCCTTTCTGAACGTTGGGAAGATGCCGCAGTACCAGCATCAGTAACAACGGCTTGGCCGATTTATTCCGGTGATTCAGCCATTGTCAAAATCGGCAGCGATATAGTCATTACTGGCTATGTGGACGATGTCTCGATTTCTTTGTCCGCAACGAGCCACAGCATTACAGTAACGGGAAGGGACTTGACGGAGGATATCGTCGACTGCTCCGCCATGAACAGACCTGGACAATGGCTCAACCGAACGCTTGAGCAGATAGCTTCCGATTTGTGTAAACCTTTCGGGGTAACTGTATCCGCTGACGTGGTCACGGGTGGGCCTATTGCGGAAGTTAACATTCAGCCAGGCGAATCAGTTTTCCAGACTTTGGAGAGGATTGCCAAAGGAAGAAAACTTCTGATAACTTCCACTCCGGATGGAAACCTGAAGTTCACCCGGAGCTCGAAAGATATGATCCCGGTCACTCTCAAGGAAGGAGAGAACATTCTGTCCTGCGAAGCCAGCTTTTCTTCAAAAGACCGGTTTTCGGAATATACTGTCGAGGGACAGCCCGACCATATCTGCGGATATGTCGCCTTCAAAGCCTCGGCAACGGATGACGGCGTCCCCCGCTACAGACCGCTCCTTGTCATCGCCGAAGAAAAAGCTACCC